CGTACAGCGCCGTCAGCGATACGGGCAGGTGGTCCATCTGGCGCGCGGCGGCATGCAGCGAAGGGCGCAATCCCAGGGAAACCAGCGACATCGGCTCGACCACCGTGGAAAACAGCAGCTCGCGTGGATACTGGCGTTGCCGGTGAGTCTCGAACACTTCGTCGATCCAGGCGGCCGGCATCGCCCGTTCCAGCGCCAGACGTGCCATGACGCTGGCCGGTGCCTGCTTCTCGAAGCGCGCCAGAACTGCATCCCACATCGTCTTACCCTCCCGCTTGATCATCGGGAGAGTTTACGCAAACACCTTGAAAGGGCTGGGGCTAAGAGCCTGTTCAAACTCTCGGCGGGATACCGGATACTGCGGGTATGAGACATCGTTATCCCAGTGACATCAGCCGTGATCAATTCGAGCAGATCCGCCCTCTGCTGGAAAGTGCACGCTGTAGCGTCGCGCGAAACTTGGCGCAGTTTGGCGAGATAAATGACGCGCGGCCATTGTTGCCCGTGCGACAAAAGAATCTCAAAACAGCCCAGCCGGCTCGGCCTGTACGTCCCAGCTGAAGATCAGCACCTCCTTCGCATCGCTTCCCCTTCCCCCACCGACCGTGTAGCGAATGTCCGTCGCCTCGATGTGGTAGGCCGCGAAGCACTCCCGAATCGCCGGGTGGTCGTTCAGGCTGATGATGGCCTTACCCTTGAGTTCGCCGAGGAGCCTGGCCATCTCCCGGTACTGCTCGAACTCGAACGGCACGCCATAGCCCTCCGTCTCCCAATACGGCGGGTCCATGTAAAAACAGCGTGTGCTCGCGGTCATAGCGCCGCAGGCAGTCTTGCCAGGGCAGGTGCTCGATATAGACGTTCGACAGCCGCAGGTGGGCGGCCGAGAGCGTCTCCTCGAGTCGCAGCAGATTCAGCCCCGGCGGCGTGGTGGTGGCGGTTCCATAGGTCTGGCCATCCACACGAGCCCCGAATGCGGACTGTTGCAGGTAGTAAAACCTGGCTGCCCGCTGGATATCGGTCAGGGTCTCGGGCCGGGTGATCTGCAACCACTTGAACACCTGCCGGCTGCTCAAAGCCCACTTGAACTGCCGGACGAACTCCTCCAGATGGTTCTGCACCACCCGGTACAGGTTGACCAGATCGCCATTGATATCGTTCAACACCTCCACATCGGCGGGTACCGAACGAAGAAAGAACAGCGCGGCCCCACCGGCGAAGGGCTCGACATAGCAGCTGTGCCGGGGAACAGGGGAAAGATGCGCTCGGCGAGCCGGCGTTTGCCCCCTATCCAGGGGACGATGGGTTGGGCGGACATGATGCCTCCTGACGACATTGGGCGCTCGACGGCGCTGGGGTTAGGAGGCTCTGGGCCTTCAGGTGATTGAGCATCCCGCAACGCGGGCACTTGATTTGCACCTCGGTCAGTTGACCGACCTTCGCGAGTAGGCGATCACAACCGCCACAACGCATTCCTTTCAACATCTGCAAAGCCCTTTCAGTTTTGCTAGGCTCGCCCGGCTCTCGCGAGAGCGGGGGGCCTTGGCCGGCTTGCAGCTGACTCTGCAGGTTGGTGCCTGTCGCCGGTGTTGCCTCACCGACAGCAGGCGCCCTCTCTTCGTTTATGGCGCCGGATCGCTCCGCATGAATGTCCAGCGCCACCTCTGCCAACTCTCCAGCCCATCCCGCACGCTCCACAGCTCGGCGATCACGCTGCCGACGTATGTCGTGCTCAGGGCCGCGGTCGTGCCGGCGATGCCGGTCTGGCTGACCAGCACCGCGCTGGTGTCGGCGCGCAGCAGCCGGGCGCTGTAGGTGGTGCCGCTCTCCGGGCCGATGCTGCCCTGGGCGGTGTCGATCAGTTGGTCGGCCTGCAGCAGCCGGTCGCGGTGCGCCCAGCTCAGCACAACGTCGCCGGTCACGCTGGCCGGGTAGCTCGCCCCGCCGATCCTGAACAGCCCCGGCGGATAGGGTCGGCCCTGCCGCTGGGCGGTGAGCAGGCTGTCGACCGGGGCCAGGGCCGGGTCGAGCTGGCCGTCGCCGGCCTGGGTCAGCAGCCGGGCCTGGACGGCGACGCCCGGCGCGTAGGCGCTGGGGTCGAGGCCGAGGCCGTCGTCGAGGAACCACAGCCGACTGCCGGCGGCGTGGCTGGCCGGCACCGTATCGATGCAGCCGCGGGACAGGATGCCGCTCAGGGTCGCCGGGTCGAAGGCGTCGATCCGCACGATCTCGTCGTCGAGCAGCGCGGCGCCGCCCACCTCGACGAAGTCCAGGTCGGTCCCGGCGGTCAGGGCGAAGGCGGTGCCGGTCGGCCCCAGGGCGGTGGTCAGCAGTCCGCTCGGGCAGAAGCCGCCGCTGTCGTCCCGCTCCGTCCAGGCCGCCGTGCCGACCCGCGTTTCCAGGGCGAAGCCGAGCGACAGGCCGGTCGGCTTCGAGGCCAAGGCGCCGAGGTAGCAGGCCGTCGGGTCGATCAGTTGCAGGTTGGCCGGGTCGGTAGTCATCGCCAGGTCGCGCCAGGTGCGCTCGATCAGTCGGCGCGCAGTGACGGCTGCCGGCGTGCGGTCGGGGGCGATCCAGCCGGAGGGCTGCACGGCGGCCATGCGGCTGGCCGGCAGGCCGAAGACGTCCTGCACGGCCGTGACGGCGATCTCGGCGCTGTCCAGGGTGCCGTCCTCGATACGCCCGGCGCGCACCACCAGGTCGACGATGCCGCGCTTGAGGCTGCGGATGCGGAACGGCTGGCCGGGCTCTATCGTGTATCCCCTGCGATCCAGGCGCACCTTGAAGCGCTTGAGGCTACCGGCGCGGGTGCGCAGCTCGCGCACCACCACCCGCCCGGCCAGCTCGACGGTCGGCAGGCCCGGATAGTCGAGGGTGGTCGAGAGCACCTGGCCGTCGGACTGCACGGCCGCCAGGTTGCGCTCGCGCCACTGGCGGTCTTCGTCCTCGAGGGGGTCGTGCCATTTCACCACCAGCTCGTTCGCCGCCCCGGCGCTGGCCCCGTTGTCGTCCTCGTCGATGCCGAGCAGGCCGGAGTCCTCGTCGAACAGCGGCAGCGTCCCGGCGTCGTAGTCGTCGCGGATCAGTCTGATATGCCAGGTGCCGTCGAAGCGGCTCAGGTAGAGGTCGGCGCCGAGGTGGTCGAGCACGGTCTGGACGAACGAGCCCACCGAGTCCTGCCGCGCCCAGCGCAGGCAGAGGCCGAAGCCTTCGCCGTAGAGTTGGTCGGCCGCGGCGCGGAAGCTGGCGTCGTCGAGCCGCGAGCGGTCCATGCCGCCGCCCCAGTCGCGGTTGGTCAGGCATTCGTAGACGATGTGCGCGCCGTTCATCGCGTGGATTTCGTCGCCGTCCGCCGCGAGGACGACCGTCGCCTTTTCCGGGTACCAGGCCTCGCCGTCCCATCCCGCGGTGGTGCGCCGCACGCGGATCTTCCAGGGCTTGAGGTAGGGCGTCATCGCCGATACCTGGCCGTCGTAGAACAGCGTCGCCATGCCGCGAAAGCCCGGCACGGCGCCGCCCAGCATGGCGGCCAGCAGCGCCGGCGCGGTCTGGGTCGGCTCGCCCATCATGACCTCGAGCGGCCCCTGGATGCCGCCCTCCTTCATCTTGCCGCCGAACAGGTCGGGCTTGTCGAGGTAGATCTGCCCGCTGGCCGCGACGCTGCCCTTGAAGGCGTCCTTGCCGTCGATGCGGATCTGCACCAGTTCGTTGACCGGGCCGCGGCCCAGGCCCATGTAGTACTTGTAGCCGACGGTGACGCTAGCCCCCATGCCCATGGCTTACCTCCCGCGCATGGTCGACCAGGTGCAGGGCCAGGGCGTCGCCGGTGGCCAGCAGCGCGCTGGCCGGGAGGCCGCCGTCGCGGACGATGGCCGCCCAATCCAGCCCGTAGCGTTCGCACAGGGCGCGGGCGCCGCGGTGGCAGTAGCCAGGCCGGGCGCCGAAGGCCGGGACGCTGTGCAGGTGTTCGAGGGTCACAAACAGCTCGTCGGGCTCGGTGCCGTCGCTCGTTACCGTTACGTGGGTGAGGTCGTCCATTATTTTCCGCTCGAGGTCTTGATCTTCTTGGTCCGCAGGTGGCCGTAGCTGAGCACCTGCCAGTCGCCGGTCCAGCAGTCGCCGAAGAACACCGCCTGCGGGGTGCCCTCGTCGGGCACCGGCAGATCGAAGTCGCTCAGCGCCGCCGGCTTGGGGGTGGCCGGCTTGGGCCGCATCAGGTAGCTCAGGGCCATCGAGGTGACCATGATGGCGATCTGGATCGTCGTCGGGTCCATGGCGCTCCTTAGAAGTACTGGTTGCCGTCGAAGGGGGATTTTCCAGCCAGGTGCGGGATGCCGCCGTAGTTCGGCAGGTTGGCGAAGGCGAGGCAGGCGGCGGTGGTCTGGGCGCAGCCCGGGTAGACGCGGATCGCCTGGGCGAGCGCGAGGCCGGCGGTACCGCCGAGCAGGGTCAGGGTGCTGCCGGCGTGCCGCTCGATGCCGCGCCGCTCGTACTCGCCGCTGCCGATTGGCCACTCGACGTAGCCGCCGGTGAAGTAGTCGGCCGGGTAGGCGGCTAGGCTTCCGTTGTCCAATCCTGCGCCGTCCATGGTCTGCACGCTGGAGTCAACCCGGTAGCCGTTGCGGTCGACCCCGCAGGCCAGCGAGTACAGCGCGTGCGGGCAGTTGCGCTCCCAGCCCAGGCGCAGGCCCTGCATCTCCATGCGCTCGCTGAGCGGCGCGCAGGCGATCTCGCAGCGGTCGGGCTGGGTCCACTTCACCGAACGCACTTCGCCGACCCAGATCACCAGGTAGTCGTCGACGCCGTCGTGGCGGGCGAACACCGTCAATTGCACCGGCGCGCTGGGCGCCGCCGCCCGGTAGCGCTGGGCGACCTCCAGATCGCCCGGGGCGGTGACGACGAACTGGTCCTGCTGGCTGTCGCCCGACTGCTGGATGCCGTTGTCGGCGATCCCGCCGCGCAGGGCCTTGAAGCTCTGATTGAGGTGGTCGACGTCGCGGTCGCAGGAGGCATAGGCCCAGCGCAGCAGACCGCGGGCGAACTGGTAGAGGCGGATCGGCCGCCCGCCGGCGAGTGAGCGCTCGGCACTGTCAAAACTCATCGTCGCGGACTCCTCGGAAGACCAGAGCGCAGTTGGCCACGCCCTCGCTGTCGGTTTCGTGGTGGATCTCGAGGCTGTCGCTGTCCAGCCGGCAGAGGGTCAGCCAACTGATCCGCAGCACCTCGGCCGGCTCCACCTGCACGCCGAGCGGGCTGTCGATGGCCAGGCGCTCGACGTCCGCGCTCAGCTCGGTGGAGCCGGTGATCCGCCGGTGGAAGGCGGTGCCGTCCCACAACTCGAGGCGGATGTCGCAGCGCCCCGGCTTGGCCTGGCCGAACCGCGTGTAGCCGACGTTGGCCACGTCGAGGGTGGTGGCCACCGCGGTGACGGTGGCGACCGGCTCCAGGTCGGCGGCATGGGTCGGCAGCCACACCGGCACCTGCCGCCCGCGCAGGGCGTAGAGCAGGCTGCGCAAGGCGCTGCGCTCGGCGCGGCCCATCCCCAGCCAGCGATGCCCCTGCACCGGGAAGGCCCGGCCAGCCACGTCGGTGACGCGCGGAATCGCGGCGCCGTTGTCCAGCTCGGCGAGCAGCCGTGCGAAGCTCGCGGTCAGGTCTTGCGACTCGTCGGGGCGCTGCTCGA